GTATGATATGCAGAATGATTACTAACGATTTACAGGTTCAAGTCCTGTCCTGACTACACGTTCCGACTAACAAACGGATAGTCTAGTCCTAGATGATGAGAAGCGTATTTGTTAACGCATGGTCAAGTGTTAGTTACTTAATAACTATGGGTTGAGCGCCTTGGGTGACGAGCTTGAAAGTTTTATTCCTAACTCGCCAAAGAAAGAAGGACCTTAAGAATCCTTTGTGAGGACAGCCATAACGCCTGTAAGTTGGATAAATTAGGGTGTTAATTTGCCGCCATGGTCAAGGGGTTAAGACGCCTCCCTTTCACGGAGGAGTCACGAGTTCGATTCTCGTTGGTGGTACATAGTTACAGGCTCTTTGACATATGAAGGAGGAACAAATTATGGAAACACTTTTCTTTATTTTAGGAATAGCTTCCGTGGTGGTTATTGCTATTGCAATAGTTGCTGTGGTAAGTTTTGTTAAGGTAACAAAATTGAAAAATTATACTAGAGATTTGGAGCAGAATTTAGTTGATACTAGTCGTATGAATAATATTGAACATAGTAGGGTATGGCAACAGTTTGAAAGCAACGAACAAGCGTTTATCTCTCAACTAGATTCTAGACTCGACAAGCTAAACAACAAACAAGAACGGTCAATTGAAGAGCTACACAGAATCTTTAACGACTATATTCACAACAAACTTAAAAACTAAAAAATAAAGTTAAAGAGCTTGTAACTAAACTTCTGAACACAGATGCGTCTCAAAGGAGGTTGATCGGGGAACGGATTAGGGAACGCCTAAATCCCGAGGAGGATTAGCTAATAACTATTCAAGTAACGCCGGTCGTAGAAACAGATGTCCACGCACCCATCTTCTGTTTTACTCCTTTACATGCCCCGTTGGTGGAATTGGTAGACACACTAGACTTAGGATCTAGCGCTTCGGCAGTGAGAGTTCGAGTCTCTCATGGGGCACATATTTATATTATCATGGCATACTACAACGTAAAAACAGACAACGAGACCGAGTTTCTAGCGATGCTCTCATCAAGGGAAGAATCGTTGGTTACTGCCATGGTCGAGGGCGTTTTGGATGCCATAGACAACGGTTTGGAATACGTAGAATTGATCAGCGTGAAACTGAACAAGCGCAGGGTTACAAAGCCTTTTTACACCATATCGATAAAGAAAGCAGAGTACGGAACGCTGTTGAAGAATTGCTTAGACGATATGATAAGGATGGAGAAGTACGAACTGTGCGCTAGAATGAAGAGCTATTTGGATAGATTAGAACAAGATCTTTGAAAATACGGGGGTGACAAGGCATTTGATTCACACGAGAAGGTGCCACTACATGCGGACAGAAGTGCTAGATGTCCTTAAATCTGCGCAGAACAATAAACGACAACATCGTTGAACTTTCCGACTATACCGCTGATTCACTTTTAGCTGAATTAGAAGGTGAGCTTGCAATGGCAGCTTAAGTCACTGGGGCAGCTGATAGCCTAGCAACAGAACAGCAGCGAGTCGTACGCTACAGTGACGGCATCTTGGACGCATATTGCGAGCCATGAGTTTCCTGGTTTAGAATAAAACTAGGTGGTGGAGCCAGCCATAACCGGCTAGCCTATACGGTGCAGAACGAATACACCACGGCCCATAACCATTTGGGCGCGAGACGTAGAAGTTCAGTACTAAGCATGTGAGACGTTAGTGTCATTGTTCCTTGTGAAGACGAGGGTTCGATTCCCTCCTCCTCCACCGCAGATAGGCAGTCATTTACGGCTGCCTTTTTTATTTACAAACTATAAAATAAAACATATGGCAAAGTTTTATGTAAAAGACAAGTACAGAACAAACCCGCTGTCGTTGAAACCTGGGGGACACACGGTAAGCGTAGAATACGAAAACGGGGACGTATTAAGGTACGATAAGATAAAGAGTCCCAAGGCATACATTAGGTCTATCGAATACGACGAGGTTCGGGGAAAGGTGGTTAACGTTGTTGTCGACGGTGAGATTTTAGAAAATTGGTGATATTTATTATTAAAGCAAAAACAATGGACAAGTTCAATTTACAAGGATACCTAAAGAACAACCAACTCTTAAACGAAAGCATCGGTGGATACGTTGACATGAAACCAGTGAAAGAGGAAATCGGTACAGCTATGGGAGAAGACGAAGATTACGAAGGTCCCAGCATAGACGGTTTAATTAGCCAAAAATATCTAGCTGTTTTCGTAGAAGCTGTAGAAACCATGATAGACGATTTAGTAAGAGAGGGATTTGAACCAGAAGACGTAAAGTCCTATTTGATAAATAAGATAAATGAAATGCACGTAGAAATTGACACTATGTAATCTCTATAGGCTTAATTTTTAAGACCCACTAGTTTGGGTCTTTTTTTCGTTTGTACTTGAAAGAATTATCGCACGTATCAAAACTAATCGCGTATATTAGCATATAATAATAGTTATGAAGTTACAGATTTCCCCCTACAACACAAGGCAAGAGGAGTACAGAGAAGATCCCTGGAAAATGTTACTGGTGTGCTTCATGTTAAACCAAACGAGCCACAAGCAAGTCGACCAGGTTCGCCACGAGTTCTTCGATAGGTTCCCAACCCCTGAGGCTTTGGTAGCGGCAGAAGAGTCAGAAATAGCCTCCATGATCAAATCCCTAGGATTCTACAACAGGAGAGCAAAGTCTTGGAAGGAGTTCAGCAAACAGTGGATCGAGGCAGTTGAAGAGTACGGTACTTCTGTTCCACTATCGGTGTTAGAAGATATGAGAGGCGTAGGCAGATATGCTCTCGATTCGTGGAAGGTGTTTCAGCTATTTCAGTACGACACAGAAGTCGACGATCACGTGTTGAATTGGTACGTGGATTGGGCGAGGCAGGAGGTCGAAAGATTAGCTCGCGAAGCGTCGCCCTGGAAACCTATGGTTGTGTACTATCTTCACTTCAAAGACGACAGGTACTTCATCAACAACTGGAACAAACGTGGAGACTACGTCTGTTGCGTTATGGCCAGAACCATAGGAGAGGCGATAGAGAAGACTGAGAAGATTGCATTAAACCAGCAGGGATCCCAACACATCAAGATCATGGGCATAAGCAACGGCGTAGAAGAATGGGTCGACGAGGAGAAACCGCTTACAACCGACGAAGAGAACTACGCTAGACAGGTAACGGCACTGTTCGAAAGGATTAAAAACAACAAAGCAGCATAAATATGAACACAGATTTCAATTTCACTTATTTCACGGACTACGAAAAAGACAAGAGCGTGAAGATTGGCGTGTCAGCAATCGTTGGCAAGATAAGCAAGCAAATATCTTCCCACAAGGCTGGTTGGCCCACCATGATCGTTAACCAATTGCGACACGCTGGTTACGAGAACGTCACACTCATACACGATCAAAAGACAGATTGGTCGGACTTCGATGTTATAGTCATCGAGCACGGCATGGAGTTCAAGGGAACGTTCAACATATTCGGTGGCGCTAACGACGAGCTGTACGATCAGGTCAAACGCATCTTTACCATAGGCGTACGCATCTATTCGCTGCACATTGACATGCCGCCCATCGGTAAGCTGATCAGAGAAAGACACCGCACGGGTACAGAACAGTTCAAAACCCTGTTGGAAAGAGCCGACGAAGCTAACGAAATATGCTCTACTTCTATTCCCCGCGTTGATTTCGTAGAAAAGACTGATAAGCTTGTCTTCGGTGATTCGCACTGCTTCAGTACTTACAGACCCGGTTGGATGGTATCTAGAAACGACGGGCTTACAATGCACGGCGCGTTGAATAGGGGACTCGGTACGTACGTGTTCCCTTGGGTAAAAGAACTCATAGTTTACATGGGCAACATAGACGTTAGACACCATTTAATGAGACAACAGAACCCACTGAAGTCGGTTGACGAGATGATTGAGTCTTTGAAACAACAGCTTTTGGATCTCAACATGGAATCGGTTACGTTGACTGAGGTGCTGCCTATCGAGAACGTTTCTAGGACCATTCCAAAGACCGGATGGTACAAGAAGATGCCTTACTTCGGTACGTGGGAAGAGCGAACAGCGATCTCCAAATACATCAACATCAAGCTAAACATGTTGGCTTTGGAAAACGGTTGGTCTGTGTATAAGGTGCCAGAGGTGTTCACTAACGAGCTTGGGGAGTTAGACTTCAAAGTTATGGAGAAGCCACAGTCAGTACACATATCCAGGGAGTTTCACTACTGGGATTACGAATTAAATCAACAAAACAGCAGAATACAATGACAAGAACAGCAACAGAACTAGTCAAATACATTAAGCCTACTAAGTACTACGAAGAGTTTTTAAAGTACTTTGAGATGGCTAAAGTACAACAGGAAGAGTGTAACCTTGGAAGGATCAAGCACTGCGATTCGAGCGTTAACGACGACCTAATGAAACACGTAGAACTGTACGACGTGGTTGAAAGGAAGTACGCTGGATTCTCGCAGATTGTCAACGACTGTTTCTACGGTTTCTCAGAGGATCACCCGTACTGGAATAAAATGAAAGACGGATTGATGACGAAGCAGAGGGAGACTATATCAAAGAACTGGACTGGCAAACAAAACGTCTTCGGTCTTAGAGAGTGGCTGTACCTGTTCCTATTTCACCGTTTAACTGGTTCAGCTATCAACTATTCGATGAAGCCTTCAGGTTACCACAATACGCTTCTGTTTGACATGCACAAGGCAGATAACATTCCCCAGATGACGGAAATAATCAAACAGGCGATCAGACCGTTCTACACATCGATAGGCTACCAATTCCCAAGCTTTCCAAAACCACAGGGCAGATACAAGCGCGGAGGAGACTATTTCCTTTGCGAATACGTACCACAGTTGGCAGAGGACGTCGCAGCTTTCTTGGAACAGGGTGGTAAAAAGAATTTACGGGAGATTGGTGACTTCATGTTTCAGTGGAACAAGGACCGTGGGCTAAGAGCTTTTAAATTCCAATACGCCGCGTTCATAGCAGACATAGCTGATTGGTTTCCTGAGTTTGTAAACAGGGAGAGTCCCTTCTACTACGGTACCAACGCAATTGAGTGCATCGAATACCTAGCTACAAAGTCAATAAAGATGCAGAAGGAAGATTTCTTGGATGCTGTGATGATGAAGATATACGAGGACACGGGCAGCTATCCGTACAACGCAGAGGACGTCGCTTGTGATAGCATACGTTGGATCGAGAATTATGTTAAACCAGGGGCTGACTACGATCACCTTGACTTCGATCACGTTTGGAACAGTTCAAGCATCAAGGATCACCCGTATGGAAGACAGAGGGCGATGCTAGACTTAGGGCTTGTACCATCCTTCAACGGCATAAAAGAGCATCCGTCAGACGATAAGGTACTAAAATCATTGAATTTAACAGAAGAGCAATACAAACAAAAAGTAAAAGAACACTACGGACTATGAGCAACATAATCTACAACAACACGTGCGAAGTACCCTTCAAAGGAAAGAAGCCTACCAGATCGTGGATGAAGGATTGGACCGAAGAAGAGCGCATAGGCAAGTTCTTTGAGTTCTGTCACAAGTTCGACGACAGGCAGGACGATCTACTTCAATCAGAATATCAAATCTTCTCACACCGTCTCCACTGGCACGAACACCCCTACTGTGAGTACATGCAAGAGGTTATAGACAATCGCGCAAGACTGTTCTACACACTTGTGTTCTCTTTTACTAACGAGCACTGGGGCACTTTCACTAAGCTTTACAACGAGGGCGTAGAAGCTACCAGGGAACACTTCAAAGAAAACAGACACGCTAGAAACGATCTATTTCAGATATACTACCCAAAGGGCACGAACGTTAAAGAGTGGGTTCTAGACGGTCCGCGGAGAGCAGCTAAAGACCTCTATCACGTATTGGACGAGGTTGAAAAGGGAATTAGACCAAAGTTCACGATGATGGGATTCGCAAAGCTTCTTGAGTCTTACTTCAAAGAGCACCAGAACTTCAGAAGCCCCTTGTATCCATGTAAGAACACAGCAAGATACGTAGCTATGTCCTATCCGTGGCTTGTAGATCCAGAGTCAATACTGTTTGGAGGTACCGGTCACTTCGATGGCCTTCACCAGATATTCGATGGTCAGAACCTAAACGGTAAGGTCAAGTACTCTGTGAATAGCGCAGGAGAGTTTATACCTGAGAACCGATGGGGCGAACTGTGGTTAGAACAAATGAAGATCTTAGTCGATCACCCGCTTAACAATATGCAATCTCAAAAATGGCTTAACTGTGAAGATAAGACATGTTTTTTTTTTTCAAGCACATTGCGATCTCACACGGGGCAAAGAGACCAACAAAACAGATACCGTACACTTGGATATTCTCTGATACTTTTAACCTTGCTAACAATGATGACTTTGTTAGAAATGTAATAGAGAATAATAGAATGTACTAATACTGTCTTTTGCTAAAATACTACATATTTATATAAAAGACAATGGAAGCTTTTGTATATATGTGGATAAACAAGACAAACAACAGAAAGTACATAGGGTACCACAAGGGATCTCAAGACGACGGATACGTATCATCGACGTCTAACGATAACTTTTGGAAAGACTTCGAAGAGCACGAATTTGAAAGACAGATACTGTTCGAAGGAACGAGAGACGAATGCTTGAAGTACGAACAGAATTACCTCAAGTCTATAGACATATCAAGCGACGAGTGGTACAATAACGCCAGAGGCGCAGAGATAATATTCACACCGGAAGTACGAGATAAAATTCGTAATCACCACATAGGAAAACCCAGTGGTATGTTGGGTAAGACTCATTCTGAGGATACGCGGCAGCGATTGTCAGAAGCTCACAAGCAAATAGAGCACACAAAGGATTGGAATGAAAAAGTGAGTAAAGCCCTAAAAGGTAAAAAGAAGAGTGAAGAGCACATAAAAAACATGAGCAAATCTAGAACCGGTCGACCCAACGTTAAGAACAGGGACAACAAATCTTATAGCTTTTTCAATATTCGTACCAAAGAATCGTTCTCAGGCACTAAGATGGAATTTTATACTAAGTACAATCTTCACCCTATGTACGCGTACGATTTGGCCAATGGTAAAAGAAAGCTGGTTAATAAAGAATGGATACTAGAAACCTAATGTATTGATAACCAATCGGTTATAACTTATTGAAAACCAAGCCGTTGCAAACCTATACCAACGCACCAGGAGCTCACCAGAGCTCCTTTTTTAGGGCCTATACGTTAACCTATCTCAAGGATTTGGCTGTAAGGATGAGCTCGGGTGCAGTTCTGGGAGCTAACATATTTTATCTCATCTTCCCGTATTTTCGTATATTTATTGTCAGAATGGTTATAGCAAACAAACGCTATAGCCATTTTTTTTGTAAAATCCTACCACCCATGAAAAAATTTTTAAGCAATCTATTCAGAGATGGGAATGACATCAATGAAAAATCTGTAATCGGTTTCGCATCATTTATTATTATGGTAATCTTCGCTGTGGTTGATTTAATCACAGGCTACATGGGGAAACCGCTATTAATCAATGAATTTATTTTCAACTCATTTTTAATAATGACATTGGGTGCTTTTGGTATAGCATCTGTTGATAAGTTTATTAATCACAAATATGAAAATAAATCATCTGAAGTAGTAGATGGTGAGAACTAAGTAAAATAACTATGAAGAATCTATCAAAAGAAGAGTTACTTAGTAGAATGGAAGCAATAAATAGAAGTAATGCTCTTATTTATTTCGACCTTAATGGTATCATATTGGGTGTAAATGCCATCTTCTTGAAGGCGATGGGGTATGGTGAAAATGAACACGAAGAAGTCATTGGGAAACACCATAGCATATTTGTATGCGAAGATTATGCAAGGTCATTAGAGTATGAAAAGTTTTGGGATATATTAAGAAGCGGTAAGTATTATCAAGGAGAATTTGAAAGAAGGAAAAGAGATGGTAGTCTTATTAACTTACAAGCTACGTACAACCCAATTTTTGATGAGGGCGGTAAGATTACTAAAATAATGAAAGTTGCTACTGACATTACCGCTATTGTCGATAGTAAAAAACAAATAGAAGCGATTAACCGAAGTACCGCAAGTATAACTTTTGATACTAACGGTTTTATTTTGGATGCGAATACTATCTTTTTAGAAGCGATGGGTTATAAAGCCAACGAAAAAAATAAAGTAGTTGGTAAGCATCATAGTATTTTTGTAAGTTATGAGTATTCAAAATCGGAAGAATATAGTAAGTTTTGGGAAAAGTTAAATAAGGGTGAACCTTTTAGTGGAATATATGAAAGAAAGAAAGTAGATGGGTCTACTATTTATTTACAAGCCACCTACAATCCTATCTTTGATAGTAAAGGAAATGTTACAAGTGTAATTAAGATTGCCACTGACATTACCGAATCAGTAATTAATAAAAAAGAAATTGATTTATTATCAAAAAATTTACAAGTAGAGTTAGATAAATCACAGAAACTCAAAGAAGCGATTGAAATAGAGAAGAACGCCGCTTTGAATGATTTGGATGCAACTATTAAAAAGAACCAAAGTGAACTTATAAAAGTTATAGTTAAAGTTGCTTTGGCGGTAATAATAGGAGTTGGGGCTGTAACAACTGTGTTATATTGGTTAGCTATGATAACAGGCAAGGACACTCAAATAATCGGTTCAACTTGGAGTAATATGTTTAGTGTTTTACTAACAAATGCTTTTTCAATAGTTGGTACAATTATGGGTATTAAATATGCCACTCAAGATAATAATAAACAATAAAAACTAAAAATCTATGGACGTTAACAAATTAAAAGGACATATTCCTGATGCTGTAATAACACAGTTACCAGACACGATCGCAAAATTCGAATTGAACACGCCTCTTCGCTTAGCACACTTCTTAGCACAGGCTGGACACGAAAGCGGAGGCTTCAAAGCTGTGAACGAGAATCTAAACTACGGCGCGAAGGGCTTATTAGGTATCTTCAAGAAGTACTTCCCAACACCAGAGAAAGCCGCTTTGTACGAACGTAAGCCAGAAAAGATCGCTAATTTAGTATACGGCGGCAGGATGGGTAACGGACCCGAGGCGTCTGGTGAAGGCTGGAAATTCAGGGGTCGTGGATACATACAACTAACCGGTAAAGATAACTACAAAGCATTTGATGCTGTGGTAGCTGAATCTATTGTAGACAATCCCGATTTGGTTGCAACTAAGTATCCGTTGCTATCTGCGGCTTGGTTCTTTCACAAAAACGGATTGCACAAGATCGCTGACGGTGGTGCTACCGATGCAGTGGTAACGTCTGTAACAAAAAGAGTGAATGGCGGAACCATTGGTTTATCTGATCGCATAAAGCACTTCAAAGAGTACTATAATCTTTTAAAATAAGGGAATGAAAAAGTTTGAAAAGCTTTCTAAAGCGCTCGTTCTGTTTTTATCGCTCCTATTCGTTTCTTCTTCGGCTAGTTCCCAAAAGGCTCTAAGGGATTCTGTGTTGGTAAAATCCGACATATTCACTATCATGTACTCTGAGAAGCTGGAACAGCCACTGTGGATTCGATACACAGTTTTGTGTCCAACTGGAAAGGCGTTGAGAGCTGGCATGGACTTTTATACGAACGATACTGTGCACACATCAAACAACGAAGACTACGCTAACAACATTTACGATAAGGGTCACATGGCTCCCGCGGCGGACTTCAATTGTAACACTCAAATGCTCATAAAGACTTTCAGTTACATCAACTGCGCGTTACAAAACCAATACTTGAACAGAGGAGCGTGGAGGCTTTTGGAAACACGAGAAAGACAGTTGGCACTAACTGGGGACGTGAGCGTTTTAATAACTTTGTATTTCGGTAAAAACAGATTGGCAACTGGCGCTACAGTTCCTGTATCGTTCAAAAAACAGATTTCGCACAAAGGGAAAACTGAGTGTTACTTTTTCTTGAACGAAAGGCCTGTCAGCTCTAATTACTTGGACTACAAATGTAAATAAAGACATAACACCACAACTAAATAGGAGCTCACCAGAGCTCTTTTTTTTGTACTATAAGTTAACCTATCTCATGGATTTTGCTGCAAGGATGAGCTCGGGTGCAGCTCTGGGTCTGGTTTAACGTCCCTTCTGTAGTAACGTCCTGCTATTGTATCGTTGTATGAGTCAACATGAAGCACCCGAAGCTTGTGTTGCCATGCCTCTTCGTAGTACGTGCACTGTTTCTTGTTGAAGCAGAACTCAAGTATTTCCCTGTGAAAGTGTTGTATGCCTATGAGCTTTATGTCCTCTTGCAATGCCTTGTTGCTACCGTTATAGTCAGCCCAATTGCTTTCTTTCTTTTCCTTCTTTTTCTTTGGTATTCGACCCGGTTTGTCCCAGTTAAGCGCTTCCTTCTTTGTGAGTTTCTTTGTGAGAGTGTTGTGAAGAGTCTTCTTTCCTATGTAGAACCTTCCGTTTGTGGTGTTTGTGATCATGTATACGAAACCGACGCAACCTTCTGGGAATTCAGAGATGTTAGAAATCTCTTTACCCTCGTAAAACCAATTTGACATAGACTTTGTTTATTATAAATATGTTTAACTGTCCCAACGCACTATAAATGTCATGTCTGTATTGCTTGGTATGGGATAGGGCGTAGATAGTTTTCCAACTAGTATAAGTTCGTCCGCGTCGTTGTAAAGGCCTATGGTTGTAGCGTAAGGTCTAAATTCGGATCCAGTTGCGAAGTCCTCGTACTGGCCGAATGAGCCAGACTTTATCGCGCTTTGATTTAGAGTATAATTGAAGTCGTTCTCATTTATCCTACAGCGCACAGCATTCTCGTAGATGGTACTTTCAGCAGAGAAGGACATTGTGTAGTTGTTGGGATTTGGAGGTACTATTGGCATCGTTCTCTATTTTTTATTAAATACCAAAAATGTCTTGGTAGTCTTGATTTGTTAATACTACTATACCGTGCGCGTATATTATGTTACCCACATGAATTGACTGTGTAGATTCTGCGATTGCTGTTGCGAAATCCGGTAGTGACGTATTATAAAGCGTATTTAACTGTTCAGCCTGGCTACCAGTTCCGTAGTCTCTTATGTTTCCGTTTCCGTCATCGTATATGTTATAGCTTCCAGAATTTACCAAAGCGAATGTGATAGGAGATACCTTTTCCCCAAACTTAGTTCTTGGTATAGCAATAACGGTGATCTCTTCGTTAGCTCCAGTTGGAAAGTATCTATAATCACACTCTTTAGAACTTGAAACAGCAGTGGATTGCATCCAATTATTATACGACGAGGCAGATACTGGGAAGGATCCCGTCAAAAAGTTAGAATAGTACGAGTGTTTTGCAAATCTGTATATTAGCGTTTCTTGATCTGGTTTGATGTAACTATAAATGGGTTTATTTATGCCTTTGTTTATTGTTATTCCGTTACCAGCTATTGTATTATCGTAGTACGAAGACGTGTACTTTACCTTTATGGGTAAAGAAGTTACATCAAAAGCATATATGGTATTTTTTGCTGCACGCATTTATTTTTATTACCAAGACAGTTTTACTCTTATTAGTGCCTCTTTCGTGAAGTCTTTTACCAACGGTTTGGACAGTTTCGCTACCGCTAACAGATCGTTATTATCGTTGTATAGACCTACAGTTGTTGGGAAAGTTTGTGGATTGTTTATGAAGTTTGAGTATACGAACTCCCCAGATCCAGTTATCAATGATGCGTTGGTCGTATAATTATAATCGCCGTTCTTTACCCTTACAAATACGTAGTTAGACGATACTGTCTCTTCCGAAAGCAATTGGAAAGAACTTCCTGAGCGTATTAATTCAAGCGTTTTATTGCTATTAACACCGTTAGCTACAGAGGTTGTTCCACTATTTATTGATATGTTTAATCCACCATTTGCAACAGGTAAAGCTAAAGCATCTATATTCAATACTAGCAATCCAACGTCTGGTAAAAATAATCCGTAAGATCCCGAAACAGTGTATCCTTTTGTGAGAGACAGTGTTGGAATTGCAGAATTTCTTGCAGTACCATTCGATCCAGAAACTATATTGAACGCTCTTCCGCAATCTAAATAATTAATTACAGTGCTATCAAGAGAATCGTCAGTTAGCGTTATCGAATTAGATCCAGTCCTTAGTGTTAAATTAAATGTTCCAGGCATTAAGCTCTGTTTGTATCTATTCCTATCTATTGGAATTGCAATTATTCGTGTAGCGCTAGTATTACCTGTTCCAAAATTAAAATAAGTTTCTGCATCCCCGTACACTATGTTTCTATACTGTCCGTAAGTCACGCGGGTTGGAGTATTAGCTGGAACAAAGCTATTAAATGGGCCTGAACCCGAACCGAAGGCGTCTCCGTAAGCTATTGTGAACTGTATTGCTGAATTGACAAGGTTAGATCCAGTGTTGTAAACGTCCAAATAAAAACTGCTCGAAACCGAAGAGGTGAAGAACGTTGAAAGCGTTGGAATGTTGTTGCTCCAAGCTGGCGCTGTTACCGACTCTGCGGAAACTACGAAGTCTGTTGTCTCTAGTGCTGTAAATGACATGTGTTGTTAGTTATTACGATGTTTTTATAATGTTTACTGGTATTACTAATCTAGCTCCTGAATCGCGGCCAGTTATTGTTAGTGTAGTATAAAGCGTAGTTTGATTACCGAACAGCGTATTTACAGTTGTAGCTGTTAGGTTTATAGTTGTACCTATCACAGTCTTACTTACATTGGTACCTATAGTCGTTGTTGTATTAAGCTGTGTGGCCTCAGGGGTGTTTATGCCTACGCCCAAGAAACTGCTCATAGTTCTAACGTCGCCTATTGTTGCTACGTAACCTGATGCTTCGAATTGGCTTGCTGCTGATAGGTAATTAAGCGTTTGAGGTGTTATTGATAAAGAAGCACCCTGTTTGAGTTCTACGCGCGATGTAGCTACGCTAATGACAGGAAGCTTTGCTGTACCCCTTGGAAGAGTCACAAGCTTGTATTTCATTATTTCGTTATCGTCAGGAAAAGCCTGTAGTATGGGCATGGCTTCGATTGCTTCACCGTAGAAAGCTGATCCGGACGGGTGGGTTGGATTATATAATGTGTAATCTATCTCGTCGTCAGAGAGCGAGAATTGAGTTATTCTGAAAGATCCGTCGTTTCTTGATAAGAGCTCTCTACCCTTCTTGGTAAGTATTGCGTCTACGACAACTGATGTTGAACTTAAATATGACATGTTTTGTAAGGTTTATCTGTTATAAATATATTGAAAGTTGAAATTATGGCTTTGTGGTTTAATATGGATATTTTGTGTAGATTACTGCGTAGCGGTTACTGCTCGTTCCGTTATAAGAGGTAAAAGAACCTCCTGCGTGAGCAATATCGTTATCTAATGTTAGAGTGTAAACTATTGAATTGAAGCCTATTCCTTGATTAAAGGTCGTGTCTAGAGTACCGTCGGTGTTTAATCTTGCTATGCGACCTGTTGCAGATCCATCGTAAGTTGTAAAATTTCCACCTATTAAAATCTTACCATTATCCTGTATTTTTATATCTTGTACTGCATTATCTGGACCCGTTCCTACCGTAAAGGTGTTATCAATTGTACCGTCACTATTTAACCTCACTATGAAAGGCGCTGCTGATCCACTATATGTTGAAAACCCTCCTCCTGCTATAATTTTACCGTCGTTCTGTATTGATAGTGCGTCCACTGGAGAATCAAAACCTGCTCCTACATTAAAAGTTGTATCAACGCTTCCTGATTCATTTATTCTAATTATGGAGTTTGATGCTGATCCACTATAGGTTGTAAAGCTACCGCCTGCTATAATTTTACCGTCGTTCTGTACTACAAAGCTATACGCTTCGCTATCGGTACCGGTTCCTACATTAAAATCTGTATCAATTGTTCCGTCGCTGTTTAATCTTATAATCCTATTGTATGACGACCCACTATAATTAAGAAAAGCCCCTCCTACTAAAATCTTACCGTCGCCTTGCTGAGTTATTGAAACTATTGGTGCATCAAAACCTATTCCCATATTAAAAGTGTTGTCAACGCTTCCCGATTCGTCTAATCTAATAAAATACGGCATAGAAGACCCGTTATAATTACCAAAGCTACCACCTACTAAAATCTTACCGTCTCCTTGTATTATTATATCATTAGGGTTTCCGTCAAATCCTGTCCCTTGGTTAAAGGTGTTATCTATCGTACCGTCGCTATTTAACCGTGTTATGTAGTTTACAGGAGATGCACTGTAACTTACAAATAATCCTCCTACAACTACTTTACCATCGCTCTGTAAAGCGGTTGCGTAGACAATGTTATCGAATCCTGATCCTGAAGCAGCATATTTTAATACGCCTGCTGTTGTTAGTTGTAGTTCCCACCCGTTTGGTGTTAGTATTGCGCTAGCAGACGCTAAAACTTCGGCCGATGCAGTTGCGTTACCTACTCCACTTAAATTCAATAATCCTGAAGTGGCTCCTGAGTTGATGATGTCAATTATGATGCCGTCTACAGCGCTTTGTGACAGTAGATTGTTTGCTGCGTTGAAGTAAACTAAGCTGCTTGAAATACTACCGCTTACATAATCTGTTAATAGGTTATTTGCTACAGAAAAAGACTGTAATGGTGTATCGCCCAGATACGGTATGCTTCCTGTCAAGTAATTATAGTCCAATACAATCGCTTCTAGATATTTGTTATAGCTTAAGTTTGGAATATCGCCGATCAAATTGTTATTGTTACCAGTAAACGTCTCCAACAAAACGCTACCCGACAGTTCTGGGATACTTCCAGTTATGTTATTGTTACTGCAGTTGAAGTTCTTTATTGATATTAAATCCCCAAATCCTATTATGGATCCCGTTAAAGCATTGTTGCTACAATCGAAATCTATCAAACTAAAGCAACCCTCAAAACTAGCTAACCCCCCGGATAATTGGTTATGGCTACAGTCAAAATAGCTTAGATTTAATGAAGAGGATAGCACAGGAACGCTTCCGGTTAAGAAATTATGAGATACGTCTATGGTTTGTATTGATTGGCTTGGTGTTGTATTTAAAATGTGTTGGATACTGCCTGATAGCTTATTGTTGCTTACGTTGAGCGTTTGTAGGTTTGTATTTACAAGGTATGGTGCCGTACTTGATGTTAATTGAGTTCCGTTTATGACTATGTTCTGTAATTGATAGCTACCGCTTAAATCTGGAAAACTATTTAACAAGCCGTACGTTAATACAGTAGAGTCTGACAGGTAAAAATCTGTTAAATTCGTGCCTTTATATATTTCAAAGCCTATTAACTTACTATCGCTGCTTGATATGAACAACTGTAGAGCGTTAGATATTTGTTCTCCAATTAAATAAACAGTGCTACCCGAATTTACAACAAGGGAAGCGGTGATGCCTAAATAGCTATTCCAATTTTCCAAACTTGATGTTGGTGTAACAGGAATTCCGCTTTGGGTACTATATGTTAACTGTATGTAAGGAAGATCATTTACACTGGCTACGACGTCAGTGTAGTACGTTAGTCCAGAAGCAGTAAAGCTAGCGGATAAGTTAGAGTTTACCGATGATGTACTTAGCGTTGAAGTTTGCGTACTAACGTTGTATACTGATAGGCTACTGGAGTAAAACAGTCCTCCGTTGTTGCTTCCCGTTACTTCTATTAGCAATTCGTTCCCTAGGTTGATATTTATCATCCCGTATCCTCCTGTTGATAAATCGACAAAGGAAGCGGTTTCAGACACAGTTACATTTGTGCCCCCACCCATTGTACCTTGTAACGAGAAGTTGTTCGAGGATCCTGTAGACAGGGTTATACCGTTTGCGTAGGATCCGGATTGTGATCCCGATAGAACTAATACTGCTCCGCTACCAGAAGCGTATATCACATCGAGGCTTGAGCTAGCTAACGAACCCGATAGCGCTCTGTTAATGACCGCTGATAGGTTTGTTGCTGTTGCGTTGGCCGTGGAACCAGTGCTAAAGAAGTATAGGAGCGGTGGTTGATCCATGTTCAGAGGTTCCGCTTCAGCTATGAATCTGTATGTAGTTGAGTCGTACTCTATCCTTGCTTCTGTTTGATCTACGAATGCTGCAGCTAACGTTATACTCGCTGTTGCGTAATTTTGGCCTACAGATGCGCTGGCAGCACTAAATATTTTAAATGAAGATGACGCTACGTTAGTTGTAAAGTTGTAATTTATTTGTACAACAGACGGTGCAGGCTCATCGACTATTGTGATTGGAGAGGCAGTGGGTATTACAGGGGTTGGAAAGGTACTTTCGAAAGGGGCATCGCTACCTGTTATAAACGACGGGGATACGTAACCATCAAATAGATTTGTGCCCTCTATCGGAAACGAAGCTAGAAGCACACTAGAACTAAACGCCAATATCTGATATAGACTGGAACAAACTACCAAATTGTCTATGTCCCATGTTTGTGTCGCCTCGTTGTTACCTGGTTCGTAAAAAAGGCTTTGTGACGTAGCACCCGATAAATAATATAGGTTTTGTATCATCTATTTATTATTGTAGTTGGTTTGTTAACGACGTGTTTAAGTTTTCGTAAATTGTACCTACGCTGTCTTGTATCTGTTTGTTTGCGTCCTGAGGTATTAACACAGTTTGAGCCACCTCACCGTCTTGTCTCTTTTTAAAATCTAATATAACTGATGTTTCGTCGGGTTTTGGTCTCAATATCGCTATTTGTTGTCCGTTGATTGTAAGATCAGCAGCGTCTAGATTATCTGTGTCTAGCGTTATTCTATAATCGCTAGGGAATATCTTACCAAATTCATCTATAGCCTTTTGGTTTAAAGGAACCGCTTCGAAGGTAACTCCTACAGTTTTTGAAAGATCTGGATTTGGTGATGTTATATCGTAGGGTGCTATCTCTCCAGCTCTAGAGATAAATATCTGATTGAGAGAGGCTTGTAAATATCTTATATTTATAGATTGGCCGTTATTTGTTGGGTAAGTTATGTCTTTTATCGCGGACGGTAATATAAGACCAACCGTCGCAATTATTGGACTCGATGGGGTTCCTATACCAGCTAAGGGTACACTAGAGTTTGTTATTTTTAAACCAAAATAGGGCTTATTGGGGTCTGCGTTTGATCCATACTTACTAAGTTTATCAAAAAATTTATAAACTCTTGTTGTTTTTGCATCTGGAAGACCTGCCCATTTTGCTTGATCAGGATATAATTGTACTGCTATGCTTGTAAATCTACCTGCACTAAACTGGATTGGGAAGAATGCAGCTCTAGTTTTTAGTATAGCGCTATTATCCAACTCTGCGTTTTTTACTGTATAGTACTTTATACGGTTATCGTTAAATGCTCCGAATCTTACCAAATCTCCCTGTTTAACATTGAATTCGTCTATTACGGGAGAATAATTATCGGAAGCTGGAGCTTCTGGTTCGTAAGTAGACCCTGTTGTTGCTAATCTCTCAAATTCTTCAGATAACACCAATGAGTTACCTTCGATAGAATAAACAGTACTTCCCGAAACAGTGGTAACGAATTCGTAGACGTCGAACTTTTGCTTAGTATCTTCTATAGATAAATTGGGAGTACTTAGGGGAGATATATAACTTTGGTATGGCAATCCCGTTAGCGTTTCTGGTTGATCTTTGGAAAACTGTGGATATCCTAAACCTTTGTTTATATTAAGTATATCTGGTTTACCGACTTCCATCGTAAACGACTTTCCGTACCTATTTGTAAAACAATCGAAATCTAAGACAAAAAATCTGAACCTTAAAACGTCTCCAGCGTTTAGATTAACTTTAGGTTCTATTCCCCTTTTCCCGTTAACCAGTGTGTCGTCCGCAAAAAGGCAATCGAATCTAAAATGATGAACATTTCCTCTTAAGTTTACGGGTTCATCTAGATCTCTTTCATAAGTGTACGCTCCGCCCCAATCGTTACCCACGTTTATAAAGTTGTTTTCTTCATCTGCGACAATCGAGTCCCTTCCGAATGTACTAAAATTATTCATCTTTGTGCTGCAAACGTATTCCCAAACGGGTGTTGGGCTATTTATATTGCTGCATTTTTCTATCACGCCGTAGAATCTAAGACTGAAGCCTGGGTATCTTAAATGTAAATTAATATTATTATCAAAAAATCTATTAGATTCAAAACCCTCTGCCATGGAAACAAAGTACGGGTGCGCGTTTAAAGCGAGTATAGCTTTTGACCACGAACCGTCAATTACAGCATAACTGGGGTTTCCTGTATAAGCAGACCCATAATTACCCTGAAACTGCCTAATATATGATGAAAGATCTAATTCCCAATCCATCTCTGGCAGAGTCACTAAATTGTACGTACCAGTGAAAGTACCTTTCGTGAGTGTATAGTTTTCATGATTTGAAATGCCCAGCTCGTAAAAGCGTCTATTTGCGATATCCGCTGCTGATGAAACCCAGACACTGGGTTGCACAGAACCTCTATTACGAGCGATCATTTCATCTACAGCTCTTTTGACGCTTCTATTTTCACGAGTAGCTCCACTATAAACTGGTAAAGTTTCAAAATAGTCGATATCACCACCTATTAGGTTTCTGTATAAGGGATGCGGATCCTCCTCTCTATTTGCCTCAAGGGGTACGTTGAAATTGTAATAAAAACCGCTTTTTTGACCTAATACATAATTCAATCTTTGATATGATCCAAGATTGAGATATTGGTCATAAGTAAATCTAACAATTACAGGAAAGCTTCCCTTTATTTTGTATTCTCCACTTCTAGGGGCAACATACATGTATTTTCCTTTATTGGTTACGTCCGAGAGCTCCCTATAAAATCCAGGTCCTGTTGCAGACTGTTGATTATCAAAGATAGAAGATGAGTATATATTAAAGTTAAATAAGTCGTCAAAAATATAACACGGTCTTAAATCCGGTGTCATAGGAAAATCGTACTTTCTATTAAGATGGACTACGTAACGCTGTTCAAATATTCTACGCGGAAGACCATAAGCCCCCTCACCGCTAAAAAGTCTTACTGCTGCCAAAGTATACTCAGTTTCATCGTCTCCTATGAAAAACTTGTAATTAGCCTTATTAGCTGATGTTCCACTCTGCGTCCTCTTACCAGTACCCGCGTAGTTTATTCCAAACCCCCTTCTATTATAATTGGGTATATCGTTTATAGTTAGGTTGTTACCCAGATTTTCAGCGAGTTTAGTACGAATTTTAATTGGATTATGAGATAGGGTGTGGGTAAAGTTTGCAACGTTTGTTTCATTAACAGGATCATCTATAATGGCTCTATTATTGGCCTTATTAACAGCAACCTCGAAACACGTCCAATCGCGGGACGCTAATTCCGGATATCTATCTTCAAAATTTGATTGGTATATTCCTTCATTTGTAAATAGTTGGCCCGATGGATCGTAGTTTTTGGTCCATTCGTAAGCAGCTGCTGGTCCTTTAAGAAACCCTCCAAGTATTGACCGTTTTTCTGTATCATACCCAGCTATTCCTGATATCCAATTCAAACTGTGTCCCTTAACACCTGCGGCTAAGCTTTCTATAAACAGCGGTTCAGTCCATCTAAACTTTTGAAACGCTGATCCCTCTCTGTAGAATATGGGATCAAAAGAGAATCCGCCTCTATATATGGTTTTAAGTCCGTCTAACGTTTTTTGATTCGATGGTTTATTTATGTCGGATATTGATACTTTTACCCTATCGCCAGACTTAAAAATGTTCTGTACCTCAAATAAGTTTGTGTTATTCAGGGATAGATCTAGTACGCTTGAGTTGTAATCTACTAAATATTTTAAAAATACCTGAGTCTTATCTGGGAAGTTAAGCGTTTTATTCGGTATGTTTTTTACCCAACCTATTTTGTAAGAATTTCTATCTATTGCTGCAGAAAGACCGTACGACGAATCTCCTTCGTAACTTCCTGAAACTGGGGGAGTATACGTGTTGTAAACTAAACTCTTTGTCTTGGACCCGTAATATCTAGCGTCGGTAAAAGCTCTCGTAGCGTAATTGTAGTCCTGTATGTCAGCGTAAGGAGCGTATGGGTTGTTGTAAGTATTAAAGTTGTTGTTTATAGAATCGTTTATAGACTTAGTTACTAATCCCAAATTTACCGGCACGTTTTGATTGTAAGCGTAATCTAGTTCTAAGAATCGTTTAGATCTATTCGCTGTTAAGTAGTTTTGGTAGGTAGCGCCGTAATTGGTATTATTGTAAGATATTGTAGCTACCTTTGTTTGGGTTACGGATATAATTATATTAGATAAAAAGGCTAAGATATAAACAACGTATTCGTTTCCTAATCCATCGTTTAAACCAAGATAAACGGAAAATGCAGATTGCGTATAAGGATCTGTAAAAGAAGAGTTCTTATAAACCTGTTTAAGTATCGTTAGAGAAGCTTCCCTAGTGTATCCTTTTGACACCGTTGAAGATGCAGCAGTTTTAGCGTTATCAAAGGTAGAATACATCACGCCGTCTGTGAACCAAACGTAAGCTGCGCCCTCTCTAAATCTTTTTGGTAGCAGTCTATCCGGATAGTCGTCCTGATCGAACGCTTCACCGTTAGTGGCTTGAACGAAAGATCCGCTCAGTCTACCGGTGTATTTTGCCAAATCTTCTGTGTAAGTTAATGTTGTGTCCCCGTATTGGGTAAAAATCGTTTCAGTATATTCCGTACTACCTTGAACAGCACCAGGATGACTCCCGGCTATCGAGATCATGTCGATTGATTCAGAAATGTTGTTATCGAAACTCATGCTAGGTTCGTGCCTAGCGTACTTGTTTCTCTCCAGGATGTGACTTTTTATAGTTATGCCTGTTGAAGCATTGGCCCTAGAAGGAACCCAATCTTTTATGGTCTTAAACAGTGAGTTGTTATAGTACTTTATTATCCTTATGTACTCCCATACGCTGTGCGAATAATCGTAGCTGGCAAAATAATTGTCTCTAACTATTTTTAAATCGGGATAGAAGTCTAAGTATTGGTGCGAAGGATCGCCTATTAATTGGTTTATGTTAACGTAACCAGATGACGACACTAGGTTACTATTTATTGCATTAGCAGGAGAGAACGCGATCTCTACGTCGTTTGAGTTTAATCTATTGTTTGTATTGTACTGTTGTATCGTTACGTAGGGAGACAATAGAGAATCGGAGAGTTGCGCGCTTTGCGTAAAGTAGTTTATCTTTTGGTTATTGAATTCGTATACTCCGCTTCCAGTTGTGTATGGGTTACCTCCAAATTCGTTAACTGTTAGTATCTCTTCTGGTATTCCGTAACAGGCTATCAACGCTTTGATGCCTCTTTGCGTTCCTTTTGTTTTTAGCAGATAAGCTAGGTTATGGTAAAACCGTTTGTAAATTTCCGAATCCAATTGTTTTGGAGAAAGCGTATCGATGCTTGATGTAACGTAGTTTGTTATTATTTCTGATCCAGTGGGAGGTAAGAGGCTTCCGTCTTGATTCACACCGAATAGAGTGTAGTATAGATTGTCCGATACGCTAGTGTTCGTGTATAGATTGAAACCAAAACCGCGTAAAGCGTCGGCTACAATGTCTTTCGAAAGACCTAGGTCAGGACTGTTGAAAGAGGCGTATCGATTACTTAGATCCTTATAGTACAGCCAAACGTTATCGAAGTGTTGGCCTATCATGTCCACGAAGGTTAAGTAAGATTCGTTGTTTTGGTCTTCCAAAAGATACTGTGGAACTGCGTTAGATAATTTATCAGGATTTCTGTTATCATACAAAGACGCAGAGTATAGAATAGATGCGGATGCGACAGTCGGTACTACGGTTTCTCCACCTAACCAGGATAAAGCTTCAGAAGACGTAACAGAATATAGCTGATATGGCTTAGTTGAATTGAATTTTGGCCAAGCAAAAGATTCAGAAGAGTAGTATAAGTAGTATTCGTAAGTGTCGAATTTATTTATTATGTTATCTATGTTCTGTTGTGCCAGAGTGTTAGACTGCGAAACTATAGTTAAAGAGCTAAGCGACATAGATGAAAACGTGGCGGTATCAGCTATCTCCGCGTTATACTGCTCTATTAACGTGAGTTTATAAACGAAGTTGTTTATTCTTTCTGTTGCGCTTGAAAAGTGAATGAAGTTAGAAAAGTCTGAATAGTCTACGTTTATCTCTATCGCTTTATCTTGATAGTAACTAAGTAATTGTTGTATCGAAGAAGACACATTGCTAGAGAACAAGGAAGTATAGGAATAATAAGGTGTAGTTTGTCCTATTCGCTCTCTTACTTTTATCCTATTGTTTGGGCCTCGCAGTGCGTTTTGTGAAGCCTGTGCGTCGTCTAATATTTGAGTATCTATCGTGTATATTACTGAATCAGCAACTCTATCGCACAGCCAAAGAGTGTCTTTAACCTCAAAGTCTTCAGGCAAAGGTTCGTACAACTTAACAGCTATGTATGATTCTCCGTTCTCTTCTATCAGTATAGCGTTATTGGCTATGATTAGCCTGTTTTGCCCAAAGTTAAGATAGAAATCAACGTAATAACTCTTTGTGGATACGTAAGCTTGAAATTCAGAAAATCCTGCACGAATTTGCTCGTTGCTTAGGTTCTGGTTTCCTAATTTTATTTCGGTACCTGATGGAGATATCTCTTTTATCCAATACTTAAAAGCATTAGAAGAATTAAAAAGGGGTTTTAAAAAGTTGTATTGGGAGTTTACGCGACCTCTAGTTAGACCAAGAGCGTTAACATCGGTTTTTGGATCAAGCTCTATTTTGCTGTATAAACCTGTTACTGGATTTACGTTGCCTTGAGCTACTTTAAACGTAGAAATTATGGGATTGTAATCTAAAAACTCTCCGCTTTCTCCGTAAACAGTTAATTCAACGACATCAGCGTTAGGATCCATCTCAGTGTTTGTGTAACTGGATATAATGAGTTGGTTGTCCTTATCTCCGTACTTTTGATAATCTACTGTTCTGCCGGTGCTGTATACGTTTACTAATTCCATTACCCGAGTATGTTGTTTGTTGATGCGATACTACTGTTTATTTCCAAGAGTTGACTTCTCAAAGAGTTAATTTCTTCTATTAAAGCCTGTTTCTCAGCGTCTAATACGTTTCCTCCCAAGTACTGTGTGCTTCTATCGATAAGATACCTGTGGGAGTTTAATTCGCCATCAACAGGAATATCGAAGAATAGCTGTTCATACAATTCAAAGAATCCTTCTACTGTTACCGTTGGTTCAACCTCAGTGATGGGAGGAGAAACCAATTCGCGAAATTCAGTATCCACAACTGAAGTATACGTATTAGAGCCTTTTACTCTTTTAACTAAATTTACCTCTTGTGTCATAGGGTTACTTTGAATATGTAATCGTTGTCGTAACTAACGATTTCACCAGAATATAAAACAGATTTTATTAATATTTTATAATATCTTTCCGGTTGCAGACCTTTTGAATACAAATCGAAGTAACTGCTTGTTCCGTCGCAGCTAACCTTCGTATAATTTGTATCGAAATCAATAACTACGTCATTGCTTTTAGCATCCAATAGTGACCAATACGTTGTTTCTGGAAGCCTTTTATTGCTAGTGTACAAAGACGATGTGGTAAACACCCTTCTTGGATACATATCTCTACAGTTGATTCTGAAACGGTATTTTTCTGTATTTACGTTATATGTTCCCATATTGTTTGCTATGGTAACTACTGAATACGAGTTTTGCTCTTCTATTAAAGATCCTGTAACATACGCACCGTCGTTCCAACGAATCTCTAGTGTTGGTGGATATATTGTGTGAGTATCGTTGCTAAAGTAATTTAAGGCTATGTAAGAATTGGGATCGTTCTCTATAGAAGATGAGTGTTTTACTAGTATGCCGTTATTCTGTGCCGAGCCGCTGAACCATGAATCAACTATAGATGTGATATCCACTTCTACGTCTTTGCTTGATTGATTGTCGAATGATTGGGTAGCTAGCCTATTTGTCCAAGATCCGCCTCCAGGCGTTGTGTAATATTCTCCACCTCCCCAACTGTTACTTGCGCTAGTATATGGATTCGGACTATACCAACACGCTCCGTTTCTTACTTCGGGAGAATCAGCAAAATGACCGGTTCCCATCTCCCATGTAGTTGCTACCTGTCTGAATTCTAAAGTGTAATCTTGCGATAGGTTTTCAGCGTTAGCCACATAAAGTTTTAAATAGGCTTTCCAAGAGCCAGTCGCGTAGGATTTTAGCTTATTTAAATCAGCGTCTGAAAACTTTATAACGCTTCTTCTTAGATCGTCAGTAAGCAAAGCACCAGACACCGGGAATAGACTATTGAACTCATCAGTGGTATTTTTTACGCTAACCTCTAATATCTCATCCAATCCAGTGTTCATAGCTGGGAACTTTGAATATAAGCTTGCGTCTTGTGATGCGAATGTTTTGTATATTGCCATTTTTTATGATTGTTACGATACTACTCTGCCTTGTATGTCTGTGTCAAGAAATTTAATTTCGAATATAGACGGGTCCAAAGACGGGTATATTATGTCTTGTATTGTGGCACCCGCTATATCGTAAGAGTATTTTGAATAGCCGTTAGATACATCATTAACGTTTGTTATTGTAATGTCTCTAACAGTTTGAACGCCATCCACTCTATCTAAGAGTACATAAATATCGTTTAACACTATAGGTTCGTTTATTTCCCAGTTGTTTATGTTAAAGAAATCTTTTAGCGATGTTATGCATCTAGCTATCACATCCTGTCCTATATAATTTGGTCTTATTGTGATATCAAAATTGCATTTTATGTTTACTATGTAAGCGCCACGAATATTCACAGCGTCTGTCATCATTCTGTAATCTGATAGATACGTCTGTAAATTTTTAAATAATGCTTCTGTTGGCACAGCAAGGGTTCCGTCTGTATTAAGCGATAGAACGTACATTGTGCTTAAAGAGCTATCGTTATTCGCAAAATCGTTTGTTAAGTAATTGTTGAAAGTAGCGTCGTCTTTTGTCATGTAAACTTTAGAGATCTTACCGTATTTAGAAGGCATTGACAAAGCCTTCGACATGTAATCATTTTGAGTAACAGCTCTCATTTGGCTCATGAATTCACTAGCTATGTTTCTTCTTAATTCTTCTATCCCATCCCCGTCTCCTCCGCCCTCTGCTGCCGATGGGTTGTTTGTGGCGACAGTGTTGACTTGGGTGGTATTTATTCCTACAGCATTAACGTTTGATACAACTGTAAGTTCGTTTGCTAATACGTTGGATTGTGCTCCTCCTCCAACCAAGTATGTAAAAGTTATTGTCGTGTTTGAGGGAGCTAAACCGTAAGTTTTTGTTGTAACAAAGTTGGTTGGATCAAAAGCTTTATTTATCGTAGTAGAACCGCTAGTTAAACCTATTCCAACGACTGCGGGGTTAGGAAGTACAACGTCGTCTTCTACGGTATTAACCCCTGATCCAAACTCAATAACAAGGCTTTCGTTGCTTGTGAATCTAGATGTGAATCGTCTGTCTACTTTAACCTTTTCTAAAACATATGGAACCTGATAGGCGTCTTGATACAGATCTGGATACGTGGCTGCGGTGTTAGCGACTGGATTGTCTATGTATTTTTCAGCTAAATAAGGCACTTCGTACCATTGGTTTCCTGAGGAATCCACAGCGCTCACTATTGATATTATGTTAGGATCATTTATGGTTATTGAGGCAAATCGTTGAGCTGCTCCAAAGCCAAAGGATTGTGTTTTGGTTGTACCCGATATTGCGTTTGTTTTTTTCTTAAGAATGTAGCTTATTGGTTCCCCAGATCCGTTTGTCTGATACACATCTATTGTTATAGGATCAAAAGAGGAAGACGTTCTAAAATCAACTTTTTGTGGTACGTAAAAAACAGCAGATGTGTTTGTGTTTGATGTTACTGTCATTCCAGGGGATATCGTAAGCGAATAATTAAAATCTGGACTAACTAAACCAAGCTGTCTAACAGCTGGAACTATTTGAAAAACATCCAATTCGACAATCGCTGCAGAGGTAACCTTAGGTCTGTAACCAAGCGTATACGCCATTGCAAACAAATTATTTTTTTGTCTCGCGTATTGTAAATAACTCTCTTGTATTTGGTTATCCAGATAGAAAGACAATACATCACCAACGTAAGATGCCATGTTTATGAACATGCTCCCTGGTGATGCTTGATTAAAATCGTTATAGGACGTTGGAAAGTACGACTTAGCGTATTCTATAAGATCAGTTTTGAACGTAGAAAAGTCCTTGTTTAAATACTTTATATCCGGTTTGGTGGCCATTTTACGCGTCTATTTTTATTGTTATTTCGTCGTCTTGATTGCTATTTCTCAAAACGTACCCAAAGTTTATCACCACATAGGACTCGTCTGGGTAAGGTTCTACGTTTAATTGAGATATTATAACATTTGGAAAGTTTGCTTCTACGCTAGATCTTATATAGCTTTCCATGTTTTCTATTGAATTGTTGGTAATTTGTTCGAATAATAGCGATCTTATACCTGCTCCGAAGTTTGGAACCATAGGCGTTTCTCTACGATCGGTCAAAAGAAAGTTAATTAAGTTATATTTGGTTTGTTCCTTTGTTGTGTATACGCTAGTAAATACATTCTTTGCTGAAAACGGTATCTTTACTCCTATTGCTGTAGAAGGCTTGAGATCTAGGGGTGATATTTTTTTTAATCCGTACGCCATTATTTTATGTTCATCTTTCTCATGATATCGCTAAAATCTGGAACTGTATCTATCTTTACCATTTCTATGTTGCTGCTTTTTACAGCGCTATTTATCATAGCATCTACAGATCCAACGTTGGTCTGAGATTGGTATTCGACGTTACCGCTAATTGCGTGTACATCGTCAGTAGTCATGCTTATAGCAGTTTCACTCAATAGAGACGCTAACGGATTATTACTTGAGAATATGGGTTGTGGAGGCATAGATTCGTTTAGATTAGAATGAAATTGACTTTTTTTAACCTGTTTCTCTAGACCCTTTTTATAATCTGCAGCCATTGGTACAGAGCGTTCGTTAAGAAATTTAGGTAATTCCTGTTTAAGCGCATTTACTACTTCTTCTCTTATTATTTTTCTTAGTGCATTTAGTGAGCTCATATATTATAAATATTTAGTTGTTTGTTTTTACCTATCTTATCTTCGTCTTAGTTGTTCACTTAACCGTGATCTTCTTTCTCTTACCGCCCTTCTAGAATCTTCTAAAAATGTTGTTCCCCCTGGTAAATTGGTTACAAAATTATTTATGGTTGTTAAAATATCAGTACCGCCTGTATTGGACTCTAAATCTATTTGAGGATAAATATCTAAGTTATCATCAGCTAAGTAACTTCTAGATTCGTTCATTACATTTATCTCTGAATCAGTGTATATACTAGAGTCCGATTGTATTAAACCATTTTGTTGAAGAAGCAATTTTACTTCATTTATTATCACATTATCGTCGGAAGCGAAAGTTGGTTGAGATTGGACTTGTAATACCCCGTTATTATTGAATGCAACACCGTACCTTCTTCTCAATCCAAATGTTGGTTCCGTTATCTGTTCGGTTATTATTTCTATAGTGAATTGACCTAGTTGTGTGTTACCAGATCTAGTTAAGTTGTTTTGTGTTGTTTGATCCAAAAAATATTGTAGCTCAGATGCAGTTGAATTCAATTGTTGTGATGTATTATTTAGATCCTCAAGTATGCTTTCTGGAAGAAGGTTGGATGAATTTTCGCAACGCTGTATACTGGCTATCAGTGTATTTACTTTTTGAATCACTTCGTTTATTAATGGTAAAGTAGTATTCAAAAATAAAGATACGGTGTTTAAAAGCGTGTTTATTTGCGATAATCTAACTTCAAATGTATTGGGTCCAGCATTCTTTATGTTATTAAGAGAATCTGAAAATCTATTTGTGACGCCTACAGTTGTGTATTTGTTTGGCGTAGGGTTGGATCTAAAGAATTGTATTATAACCCTAAAAGCAAACATAAGATTTAAAAACACTCTAATTAGTAGTCTACATAGATCTACTATAGATTTTAAACTATTCATCATAGATAAGAGTTTTTTCAACTCTTGACTTATGTTCTTCAGCGTTGGTACTAATTTTTGAACATCTATGTCTTTAAGTAATCTATCCAATTCGCTTGATATAGCATTTTGAGCTATAGTTACAATAGCACCTACTGGATTGTTTAAAGATTGTATTAGTACGCAATATTGTCTTATTTTCCCTATTGTTGTAACAGCTTTTTGTATGTCTTCGTTTCTTAACTGTCTAAAATCGGAAAATTTATCGAAAAAAGATAAAGAATCGTTTATGTAATTGCCTACGCTACGTAACTGCGGGAAAGCCTCTAAAAGCGCTACAATGTCTGGATTTGCTGATGCCAACCTATCAGGGTTAACCCCGTTTGAGAAAATTTGTGTAAACGCAGCAAACGTATTCTTAACCTCAGTTATTACATTTAAAGCTTTAGCGCCTTTGCTTATGTCTAAAGAGTTAATGTCTCCTACATCATTATAGAAACCGTCTATCTGTGTTTGAGCATCGAAAGCAACCTTTTGAAACGACCATTTTATTTTGCCAAACGTATCGCTAGGAGGATCGCTCTTTGGGTTGAATTTAACTGCACCGGCGCTAGCTGATCTAAGTTTGTCTAAAGAGTAAGCAACCAATTCGCAGGCATCTACCGATGTTAATATGTCAAGCAAAGGAAGTATACCTATGTCTAATGGATTCTTCATCCTCTTATTACTGTTTTTAGCAGAAATAGAGTCGTCTTTACCGTAGAATATTGTACTAACCTTATAAGACATCGACTGTACAGCTTGAGCGGATTTAATTATTGTTTTTTCTAAACCCTTAGCGTCAGTCTTTGAATTTGCTCTTGCTTTTTGTATGTATCCTGAGGTGTATGGCATTATACTGTATACGTTGTTTCTGAAAGCGTTCTTGGCAACTTATTTTTTAGCAACGCGCATTCGTTGGACACTCCCATCGCAAATATGCTCAATTTTAACATTGCTTTACCCAATTCAGAATTAGGAGCGTTATTTCCAGCAGCAACAGTCTGTAACTCTGAGCACATAAGTATCATTGCATCTAAGAACTCTGATAACGATCTCATGTACCTATTTCCGAGTATTAAACTTTCCCTTGCTGAGTGTGATCCAAGCAAAACCTTAGCTGTATCAAGTATAATAGCTGATGGAGAGTCTATATTAACGGTGCCTATAGAAGATAGCGATACAGAAGTTTTACCAAACAAAAATATTGAATCTGTTTTCGAATGAAGAGTAACCCTATCAGAAGCTATTATTACTTGATTGTTTGTATATTCTACTCCAAACTTAGGTGTATATGTTGAGAATCTATTAGCCATGGTTAAGCTTTGATGTTTTGTCTATCTTGATCAGCGCCACTCCTCAGCTCGGTACTTTTGTCAACCCTATCAACAGCCTGTGTTAACTGTTCTCTTGCTTCTACTCCAAAACCGTAAGATCTAAGAGGATATAATTCCAGATTATCTATTTTAACTGTTTGTCCAGCCATCATCCAAATAGTTGATCCGTCTTTGTTTATGTCCTCCACTGTCTGTTGAAAATAATCTCTAGTTGGTTGCAGGCCCTGTCCGTTTCTTATTATGGTTATAGGCTTTCTAAGTTCGCCAGCTGAAGACCATGAATTAAGTTTTTTTGTCGTGTTAGTACTACCGAAGCGTATTGACGAACCGAATCTCGACTCTATTATGGTGTCTCCTTCAAATGGTCTAAGCGATCTAATATCCAGCAATTCTTTAAACATATAGCCCAATGGTAACTCTCCAGGGTTATCTCCTGTTAAGGCTTTATTTTCCACGTTTTGTGAGTTAACCACAGATCGCACATACGCTTCGTAGTCCCTCATATTAGGAAACGCATTGTGATTTTGTGAATTCCAAAGAGCGTACGGTGGAAAATAGTAAAGACCCTGTTCTAATATGTTATCATTCATGTTAGAATCGGGTCCTAGAACTATCAAGACTATTTCTGATATTAAAGGAAACTGTTTAAAACTGCTGAACAGTGGGTAAGCCGGGGGAGAAGATCCTTTATCGTTTGGGAAGTTTTTAGTTTGGTAAAGTAGATCATACGATATTTTACCTATGTCTCTTGGGGAGGTGTAGTTTGTATCTTTAACGTTATCGTATAGAAATTCTCCGAGCACTATGCTCTTGACTCGGCCTATCGCAAGAATACCTCCGCCATCTCGGCCCTTAACGTCTTTTAATGTATTTACGCTAAAGTTGTAAGACATTATTCTCCTATTTTTTTCTGATCTTTATTTGTACCTATAGAATGTACCTCATCAAACAGCTGTTGTATGTCTTTTTCTGAAAGGATATCGTCGCTGGCGTCCTGTTGCTTTTTGCTTTCGTTTTGTTTGAATAGCTGCAATATCTTTAATAATACCTCATTGTTTTTTACACTAGTATCTAATAAATCTTTTATGTGTGGAATCATTACAATAGCATCCCCAGGGCCCTCGATATAGCCAGATAACCTATCTATTTGCTCTTTTAATGTATCCTCTTGGTTCTTTTGCTTATCGTATACCTCTTGTATTAGATCAGATATTTTTTTACCAGAGAATATTTCCTTTTCTAATTCCATCAGCTTTTAAATAAATATATGTTAGTCCGATTTTTTAAGGTGATCTTCAAGAACATCTTTGTACATAGCCTTTAAGCGCTTTATTACCCTAGTTATTGAATTTGTTGGCGCATCTACCATTTCTTTTACGTAAATGTATATGAGCTTTTTGTTAAACAAGTCGAGTTCCTCTCTTTTTTTGAATATCTCAAGTATACAAATGGCGACTCTCAGATCGTTCTCATTGTGAAACATATCGAATACTTCCAAATCAAGCTTTTTTATGAATATATCTGTGACAGTACTGACATCAGGTTCTTCATCAAATTGGTTGTATACTAGGCTGTCTATGGTTTTATTATCATTATCTATGTCTTCTACCTCTACTTTACCTATCTTATTGGCATAGTTTTTTTTATTGTAAACTATCAAATAGCGTTTTACTATTGTACCAAAGTAAGAGTAAGCTTTACCTCTACTTTCATCGTATAAGTGTATTTTTTGCAACAAAAACGATATTATTTCGTATTTTAAGTCCTCTATAGACTCAGAATCCAAATAATAAAATTTAAACGTATGAATTATGTTTTCTGCTAATTTATAAAAAGCGTTGTGTATCTTTTCTCTGTATAACTTGTCCCTATCGTCTTGATTTTCGCTAACTATAAATTGTAATATAGCAGCTTGGGTCTCTTCAGTAAAATAGTTGTTGCTCTTTTTGGGCTTTCTCTTTCTAACTTCTCCTTTTTTTGTTAAGAGTACTTGATCTTGTACGACGTCCATTAGGTGTGTTTCCATGATATTAATCTAAGTATGTTTGTAAGCTTGATTGGATTTCTTTTACTTTTTCGAACAGCGCCAAGAACTCAGGATCTGATTGTACCCATATCTGTGCGTCTATCTTGTTCGCTAACTCATCAAACTGTCTAATATTCGCTTTCATATTGTTGATGAAGTCAGATTGGTTTATAACCATGTTCTCTAGCTTCTTGTTCTTATTTAGTAGGTTATATATCACATAAATTATGATAGTTGCTATCCAAATAGATGCTGAAATTATTATTGTTGTCATGTTAATTGATTTGTGTTTCTATTCTACTTGCCATTAAATCCGCTTGATGTAGAATGTATGGTAAATTTGATTTTATTTCGTAATCTGAGTTATAAGTAATGTAATAAGCTTTGTTGGATTCCTCGTAAAGCCCGTCGTGAAGTTTTATTGCCAAGTACTCCTTTTCGTTGATTGGTATCCCAGCTTGTTGTAAATAAAATAAGCTTCTATCAGCTATTCTCATGTGAGGGATTTCAGTATTGTACTTGTAATAAACACCCTGTTTTTCTATTTGCCAGCTCTCTGTGTTCGGTATGTAGAATGGCTTATCATTAGTACCAAGCTTTCCTAGATCATGATTGATAGCACAGAATACCAATTCGTCTACAGTGTAGTCTTTCTTTTGGCCAAACTTATCCCATACGTTATTAAGTATTAAAGCTGCCTCTGTCACTCTGATAACGTGATCTAAATATCCTCCTACAAAACAATTGTGATGGGATATTTTAGAAGAAGCTGGACTAGTCGCTAAGGCTAACTCTATGGACATATAAAAACTTGTAAGCGCATCTTTCCTTGGGGCCTCTACGTATTTGTCTATCAGCTCATAAAACCTAGTAATATTACTAGTAATCTGCTCTTCGCTCAGCTGTTTTTGTTTTTGTGTTTGCATAACTGTTTATTGTTTTTAGTAAGAAACTGGTGTGTCGTGTTCAGTATTTATTAGAACGTCTATCTCTTGAATCTTATCTAGCATCTTTTCTAATTGAGCCCTTAACTCATCAGGTGATCTAAGCTGTGAAATGCTAGCGTTCTGCGAATGAATTTGGTTCTTTAATTCAGTTATCTTTTTTTGGATCAGTTGTTTGTATCTCATTTTATTTGTTTTTTAATATTAATTGTAACATATCTATAGTGTTTAGTGCGCAGATCGCGAAATAGTCTGTGTTCAATTTCCTTTTTATTGACGCATCATCGTATTTTGTACAAAAATGAATAACTGTCTTTTCTTCAACGTATACAAAATAGCCGCCTCTATCGCGCTCTATCTTTTTTGTAATAACGGCAATGGGGTAAAAATTACAATCGATTTCTATTTCTAAATTATCGCATTTAAATCCGTTTTTATCTTCGTCGCATAATATTTCGTCGAAATATATGCCCTCGTGTATTAACGCATCTTTTACGCTATGGCATTTTTTACAAGTACTAAGTGTATATAACGTTAATTTTGTGTTACTCATCGTCTGTTTCATTTAGTTTTTCGTCTATTTCGTACAAAAATTCGTACAATGCTATTAGTTGATCTTTAGAAAAATCATCTTCATGTTCCAATATATACCAATATAACAATAATAATTGATCTTCTGTTATATTATCTTTCAAGTACTGTTTATTAATTTCTCCTGGAACATTTATTAGTTCATCTAGTTGCATATCCCGCTTTTTAAGGGTTCTGAAATTTGTTCGGTGTTCGATTTATTCTTTGTTCCCCTTAGCGGCTGTTTCCGTCGGTTCCTATCCGATACTAAACAAAGTTTTATGTCTACGACCTATTTATATACCCGACGCGATGTCTTTACGCCTGGTAGTCCAATTTACATTCAATCTAAGGCTCGCTCATGGAATCTCACCAAGCTACGGCATAGAACTTGAATTTGGACGTTAATCAGCGTAAATATACAAAACAATATCGATATAAAAAAATATTATTTTCTCACTAGCATCGATAGTTTTAACCTGTCGCTAAGGTTTATTAATTTTATTATACATATTATGAATAAAAGTTTTAAGATAAGTACGGAAATAAATGACAAGCAGGTGCAAGCGCTTGTTGTTGGACTTCTTGAACAGTATTTGGGTAAATCCAAGGCTGATAAGCAGGGTAACAACGTATTCTTGTGTCCAGTTTGTAACCACAGAAAGCCTAAGCTAGCTGTTAACATACAGACTGGTAAGTACAATTGTTGGACTTGTACTCCCCCAACTAAAGGTTCCAAGCCAGATAGCCTCTTAAAAAAGATAAAAGCTCCTTCAGAGTCCATAAAACAGATGAGGTCTTACTATAACATGAAGACTTTCGCTAAGGATCTAGAAGAAACAGAAGTTAAACAAGTAGAGCTTCCGAAAGAGTACGTAGATCTATCGGCTTGTAACTCCAATCTGGCTTGTAAGAAAGCCATAAACTATCTAAAATCACGCGGATTATCAGATTTGGACATAAAAAAATACAAGATCGGGTTTTGTGAGACTGGCAAATACAAAAATAGGGTGATAATACCCTCTTACGACGCCGAAGGAAAACTTAATTACTTTGTTGCAAGATCAATAATGCTTAAAGAAAAACGAGCGTACGATGCGCCAAGCGTGAACAAGAGCGAGATCATCGGGTTTGAATACTTCGTTAATTGGAACGTGCCTGTGGTACTTTGCGAAGGCGTTTTCGATGCCATGGCAATAAAAAGGAATGCCATTCCGCTGTTCGGTAAAACCATATCAAAGAGACTAATGAAGAAGCTGGTAGAATCAGAAGTTAAGACGGTGTACATAGCGTTGGACAAGGACGCTATAAAGCAGGCTATGGATTACGTAGAGCAGCTCGTGAACTACGGAAAAGAGGTATACCAAATAGACCTAGAAGACAAAGATCCATCAGTGATAGGCTTCCAAGACATGGTAAAGCTGTTGCAGAAAGCTAAACCTGTCAAGCAAGAGGATCTATTTTACAAAAAAATGCAAATGATACTAGCAAAGGTATGAGTAAAGTAAAGAAATCGAAGTGGAGTATAGACAAGATAGACAAAATCTATCATGTTAGCGACATCCACATAAGAAATTACAAGAGACAAGACGAGTATAGAAGGGTTTTTGACAACCTATACTTTGAATTGAAGTCAAGAATTACTGAAAAAGACATCATTTGTTTAACTGGAGACATAGTGCATTCTAAAACAGATGTTAGCCCTGAGCTTTTTCAAGAGGTACAAGACTTTTTGAAGAACCTATGCTCTATATCTAAGGTGTTGATGATCCCTGGCAATCACGATACGAATCTGAACAACGTAAATCGAATGGATTCTTTGACTCCTATAGTTAACGCGATAAATAGCGATAACCTGGAGTACTTTAAGAGCTCAGGGGTGCTGCAAATAGCAAACTGTAAGTTCTACCATTGGTCTGTATTCGACGATAAGGCTAAGTACCCAAGCGTTAAGGATGACGAAGGGTACGTAAACATAGCACTGTTCCATGGTTTGGTAAACAACTCTACAACAGAAGCAGGATATGTATTGCACAGCGATTCTATGAAAGCCGAGATGTTCGATGGATTCGATATGGTGTTGCTTGGAGACATACACAAGCTTCAGTACTTAAACGAAAACAAGACCATAGCATACCCAGGATCTTTAATACAACAAAACCACGGTGAAGAGCGAGATCACGGTATACTTGTATGGGATGTAGACAGTAGGTCAGCTGAGTACCTAAAAATAGAGAACGACACGGCTTTCTTTACGATAGAAGTCAATAACGGACTCTACGAAAGGCTGCCCAGCGATCTTCAAAAGAACCTGTATCTAAGGGTAAAGTACAAAAACACTGATCAATCTACCATAAAGAGCATAGTTAGCGAAATAAAGCGTGACTACAACGTAATAGAGTTGTCTTTCCAACGCTTACACGACTCTTTTAACCGAGAAAACAGCGTAAATAACGTCAAAAATACTGACTTTAGGTCTATATCAAAGCAGAGGTCGCTACTCTATAACTACTTACATAATAAGTACAAGTTGGACGATAGGTCAATGGCTAAGGTATACGAGATAAACGATAGGGTAAACGCTGAATTGATCAAAAACGAGGTGCCTAGGAACAGCATGTGGTTACCAAAACGCTTCGAGTTTGAGAACATGTTCAGCTATGGTAAGGACAATCACATAGACTTCGTTAAGATGGAAGGTACCTACGGTATATTTGCACCCAACGCGAGCGGTAAGTCTACTCTATTGGATGCCATAACGTATTGCATATTTGACAAGTGTACTAAGAGCAATAGGGGTCATCAGGTTATGAACAGCAGCGCTAATACGTTTTACTGTAAGCTTGAGTATGAACTTAACGGTATAGACTATTTCATAGAGAGGAACGCGAGGAGACAGAAAAACGGAAACGTAAGGGTTGAGGTAGACTTTTATCACCTTGATTCAGAAGGCAACAAAGTTTCTTTGAACGGTAAAGAGAGAAGCGACACAAACAATAACATAAAGAACCTTTTGGGAAGCTACGAAGACTTTGTATTGACAACGTTGTCCACGCAAAGCAACAATACTGGCTTTATAGACATGAATCAGAAGGACAGAAAAGACTTGCTGTCTCAATTCTTAGACATAGGCGTATTCGAAGAGATGCACAACGTAGCTAGCGAAAGTACTAAGGAGACAATGGCCATAGTTAGGCACCACCAAAAGAATAACTATGAAGAAGATCTATATGAAAAACAGACTGAGTTAGATACTACCAAATCACACCTGGAAGACGCAACAGAAGAAAAAAATAGGGTAGTAAAAAGAAGAAACGAACTATCAGACAAGTGCATAGACCTAGCCACAAAGCTTCAGGACGTTGATGAGTCTATAGTAGATGAAAAGCTATTGAACGATAAGCTCTCAGAGGCAGAGTCTGTATTATCAGATACACAGATCTCAAAGCAAGGACTGGAAAATAAGGCCGATAACATAAAGAACGACATAGAAAGCGTAAAACAGCAGATAGAAGCAATAGACGAAGATCTTTTGGATCGATTAGACAAGCAAAAACAGAGCGTAGAGAAAGAATATAACGAACTAAGGCTTGATTTAAAAAAGCTAGAAAGCGATGTTTTCCACAAGAACAAGAAGATGGACAATCTAAAGGAGCTTGAATACGATCCAAACTGTTCCTATTGCATGAATAATGTGTTCGTAAAGGATGCTATCAATACAAAGAAGGAGTTAGAGCATGATCTACAAGCTATCGATTCGTTGAAAGGCAAAATAGGCGATATAGAAGATAAGCTTAAAGCGTACAAAGACTTAGACAATAAAAAGAAACAGTTGGGTAGCCTAAAGAAGCTATTGAACGATCACACAAAAGCTGACTTAGACAACCAAAAACAGCTGGTAACTGTCAACGAAAACATAGAAAAGCTTAAGACTGGCATACAAAAGATAAAGCAAAAGCTGGAAGATAGGCAAAAGTCTTTGAAAGTCATAGAAAACAACAAGAAAATAAACGAACAGCTAGACAAGACTAAGTCGGAGCTTAAGTCAATAGACGACGAGCTATCAAAGATAGACAAATCTATATCCGATTATAATAGCAAGGTGTCTGTGCTCACTGCATCAATAGAAGATACTAAAAAGAACGTAGAAGAGCAGACGGAGTACGAAAGCCAGTATCTACACTATCAATATTACCTAGAAGCAACTCACAGGGATGGCATTCCTCACGATTTGATAGCCATAACCATACCGCAGATAGAGGAGGAGGTGAACAACATTTTATCCCAGTTGGTAGACTTCAGAATAGTGCTACAAACCGATGATAAAAACGTTAACGCTTACATAGCATACAGCGAAGACAAGTACTGGCCGATAGAACTAACATCGGGTATGGAGAAGTTTGTGTCTTCTTTGGCCATAAGAACGTCTTTGATAGGCATATCTACGCTACCTAGACCAAATTTTATGGCTATAGACGAAGGCTTTGGTGCTCTGGACAAGTCAAACCTAAGCTCAATGGCAATGTTGTTCGATTATTTGAAGACACAGTTTAAGTTCATCATGATTATATCGCACATAGATTCGATGAGGGACATAGTAGACTCGCACATAGAGGTCAACAAAGTAAGTGGAAGGTCAAATGTAAAGCATTCTTAACGCATATTTATTGGTATGGCGTATGTATACAGACATATAAGACTAGATAAAAATCACGTTTTTTATGTTGGAATAGGCTCAGATGATAGCTATGATAGAGCATATTCTAAAGACTCAAGAAATCAACACTGGTATAACGTAGTGAATAAATCACAATACGAAGTTGAAATTATGTTAGATGATATATCTTGGGAACAAGCCTGTGAAAAAGAGGTTGAATTTATCAAACTATATGGTAGAAAAGACTTAAATGAAGGCACGCTTGTTAATATGACAGCTGGTGGAGAGGGCTTAATAAATCCATCGATTGAACTAAAAGAAAAAATAGCTAAGTCTGTAACTAATCATTGGAATTCGTTAACAGAAGAACAGAGGATATACAAAAACAATGTGTCTGGATCAAAAGTTAAACTCTACCACTCTCAACTCACAAAAGAGCAAAAAGAATGGAACAATAAAAGAGTATCAGATGGATGGAATAAAAGATCAGACGAACTAAAACAAGAGTACGCTATTAAAAAGTCAAAGTCAGCGTCAGATATATGGAAAAATAGATCCGAACAGGATAAGTTAAATATTAAACAAAAAATAAGTAATTCTTTAAAAGGAAGTACTCATATTGATAGTAGAAAAAAATTACAGTGTCCTCATTGTTTAAAAGTTGGAATTAGCAGTAATATGACTAGGTATCATTTTGATAAATGTAAAATAAATTATGGTAAATAAGATTATTGCGATATATAGCGGACGTTTCCAACCTATGGGAAGACACCACGCAGCTACATTTAAGTGGCTTCAAGACAAATTTGGTAAGGAAAACACGTACATTGTTACTTCCGACAAGGTAGAAATGCCTAAAAGTCCGTTAAATTTTCAAGAAAAGAAAGCTATAGCTACAAAATACGGCTTTGGAGATAACATAGCTCAGGTAAAAAATCCTTACAAAGCCGAAGAGGTTACCAAAGAATACGATCCAGAGACAACAGCTATCGTGTTTATGGTAGGTAAGAAGGACATGGAAGAGGATCCAAGGTTCAAAATAGGTGTAAAGAAAGACGGAACTCCTGGGTACTTCAAAAAATACGAAGAAGGCAAACCGCTACAACCTTTTACAAAGCACGGCTACCTTATAGTAGCTCCACACGTATCTCTCAAGACTCCCGACGGACAGGAGATGAGCGGTACAAGCATACGTTCGGTGCTATCTAACCCAAAATCTACGCCAGATCAGTTCAAAAGCATATTTGGTTGGTACGATCCGAAGATAGAGAAGATGATAAAATCCAAGTTCGAAAAAAAAACTGATACATCAATGAAAGAGAGCTCTATTTCTTTGGTAAATTTACTTGTAGAAGGCGGAACCGGTGGCCACATGGCTCACCCATTCGATTTACCAACAGTCAATACCGGTAACGATCTTGTTAAGACATTCATATACGCAGTAAAGTCGTTACAGAAGAATCCAGCGTCAGTAAAGATAGATGGAGTTAACGCTTCTGTTAGGTTGGTTGACTTGGATGGTAAAAAACAGTTCGTTATGGACAGAGGTTCTAACAAGCCTCTTGATGTAAAAGGAATAACCAAAGCAGACTTAGAAGATAGATTTGCTCCTGGTCACGGTATGGTTAAAATAGGCGGAGAAGTGCTAGACATATTCAACGAATCATTACCTAGTATACAGTCAGAGCTATCAAAGCTTGGATTGCTTGATAACCCGAACATATTGTTAAACATAGAGTACGTATCAGGCAAAACAAACGTTCAGGACTACGGCAAAAACTTCTTGGCCATTCACGGTCTGTTAGAAATACAGCAAGTAACAGAAAAACGTAGAGCAGCTAAAGAGATATCGTACGATAAAAAAGCTTTGGAGTCAATGATAAAGAAGATGGCGCCAGTAGCTAAGGAATACGACTTTGAAATATACGGTTCTATACCTGCTACCATAGATAAAGAGCCCAACTTCTCAAGCGAGCTTTCAAAGTCTTACACAGTGTTCTACACAAAGAACAAGAAAGAGACAAAGAGCTTAAAAGATTGGTTAAAAACTACAAAGATACCTAAAGACGTAAAGATAACGTTAAAAGATGGTAAGAAAGTTGATGCTCTAAGCAAGCAAGTGTTCGTAGCGATAAAGAACGGAACACCTTTGGACCAACTAGTAGCAGATAAGAACGAGTACAAGAGCGCTATAGACGGGTTCGTTACTTATTTGGCCACCATGCAACTTGGAGACTCAGTGTTGAAAGCTATGGAAAGCCCATTGGGAGCTGTAGAAGATCAAGAGGGTGTAGTGATAAGAGACAAAAGCATATACGATAAGCCGTTTAAGATAACTGGATCGTTCATTCTTAGAGGACTAGCAACATCATTCTAATAAAGCATGCAAGAGCAAGAAAGAATATCGATATATAAGGACTTTCTCAAGTACTGTTACGGAGAGTTAAGTATAAAACAATCTCCTCGCATCAAAATAACTAGGGATAAGAACTTTGTTAAATTCAATTTTAGCTTCGGTGGTTACTATCCACAAGAGAAAGCCATAGTTGTGTACGATAACAACAGAAACCTCGCCGATTGCCTAAGAACTTTAGCGCACGAGCTCATACACCACAGTCAAAACGAACGCGGCGCTTTAAAACCAGATTCAGGCAAAGACGGTTCACCTGAGGAGAACGAAGCGAACTCTAAAGCAGGAGTGTTGCTAAGATCGTACGGAAGACAACACCCAGTCATATACGAAAACGTAAGCTTGGGTATGTTGATGGAAGACCTGAAGAAGTATCAGCTGTATTGCGATATGGACGGAGTACTCTGTGACTTCGACGGTCAGTTTGAGAAATACTTTGGCATGTCCCCAAAAGAATACATAGACGAGAAAG